TGGTAGTAATGCACAACCACTTAGAGGTCTTCGAGCATACCAAGGAGCATTAGTTTCTAGACTTACACAAGATTGGATGAGTAGTCAGTTAAGTGCTGATGCTGAGATTAGGAATAGTTTGCGTAAGCTAAGAGATAGATCCAGAGAACTTGTAAGAAATAATCCATATGCAAGACAGGCCAAAAGAACAACACAAATTAATATTGTCGGAACAGGGATGAAATTTCAATCTCTCGTTTTACAACAAAGAGGAGGTAAAAGAGATCAGAGAGTAAATAACCTTATTGAAGAAAAATGGGCAGAATGGTCAGAAGCTGATAGTTGTGATTGTGCAGGTAAATATTCTTTCCATCAATTTGAGTGGTTGGCAGCAGGTGCATTATGCGAATCAGGAGAGGCTATTTTTAGAATTGTAAGAAAACCATTTGGCGATTCTAATGTTCCTATTGCTCTGCAAATGATTGAAAGTGATTTGTTAGATGAAGAATATGATGACAAGTTACTTAATAAAAATAATGAGTGGAGAAATGGAGTAGAGGTAGATGAGTGGGGCAGACCTGTCAGGTATGCCATACTTACAAAACATCCGGGCGATGCATATTACTTAGATTATTCTGCAAATCGTAAATTACATATTTTTGTAGATGCAAAAGATATTATCCATTTATTCTTACCTGAGAGGCCTGGACAGAACAGAGGAGTACCTTGGTTTCATAGTGTGATGGCTGATATGCATCAGTTACAAGGATATGAAGAAGCTGCTGTTATCAGAGCTAGAGCAGGTGCAAGCATTATGGGATTTATACAAAACGATCAAGGAGAATTGATTGGAGATGAGGTACAGAATAATCAGAGAATCCAATCCTTTAGTCCTGGAGAGTTTAGATATCTAGCACCAAATGAGAGTGTGCAGATTCCTGATATTGATTATCCATCTCAGCAGTATGAAATGTTTGTAAAAAATAAAATCAGACGTTTTGCCACAGGTATAGGTTGTAGTTTTGAAACTATTAGTAAAGACTTTTCTGAAACTAATTATTCAAGTTCAAGACTTAGCTTATTAGAAGACAGAGAACATTGGAAGTTTTGTCAGAAGTATATGATTGATAATTTTCACTTTAGAATATTCAAAGAGTGGCTTGCTTTATCAGTATTATCAGGCGATTTAGATTTTCCTGACTATACAGCTAATTCAAAACGATATTGCAAACCAAGATGGACTCCACCTGCACAACATTATGTAGATCCATTAAAAGAGATAAGAGCATATCGTGAGGCAGAACAAGCAGGTTATATGAGTAAGTCACAGGTAATTGCACAAACAAATGGTGGCGATTATGACGATATTGTGTCTGAGATAGCAAGAGAGCAAGATGTCGCTGATAGTTTAGGAGTTACATTAGATAAAGATCTAGACTTAGAAGTAGAGATTGGCTCTGAGGGTAATGTTAATATCACTCCTCCTCCACCAAACAGATCTAAGAAAACACGCAAAAAGGCTGAGTAATCATGGCAAATGTAAGTGGCACAGAGATTAATCTAAAACCCACAGATGGGATGAAGACGGAGGCTAGACGATATAAAGAATGGAAAAAAGAAGGTAGAAAAGGCGGTACTCAAGTTGCAGCCGTAAGAGCGACACAAATATTAAGTGGTAATGAGTTATCTCCAGATGTTGTTGTAAGGATGTTCAGTTTTTTTGCTAGACATGAAGTTGACAAAAAAGCAGAAGGTTTCAGACCCGGAGAAAAAGGATATCCTAGTCCAGGACGTACCGCATGGGCAGCCTGGGGAGGGGACGCAGGTTTTAGTTGGAGTCGTAAAAAAGCAGCACAAATTAAAAAGGCAAGAGAAAGAGGAGAAGTTATAGATTTAGCAAGACCATATCCAAATGAACACGCAGCAACTATTACAAATTCAGAACAATATGATACATTTAGGCGGTCTAACGACTATGCCTCACAAGGCATAGACTTTATATTTGGTATAAAGGATAATGAGGAAGGTGCTGAACTTCAATCAATTAGGCTCAGACTTTCTGAATATTCTGCCTCTGAAGCACAAGCTTGGCTTGAGAGAAACGAGTTTGAACCTATTAAGTTTGAACCTGCTACTAACGAAAAAACTATGGCTGAAACAACTAAAGTTGAAAAAAGAGCAGAACCTGATGCTTTAAAAACAGGAGATTTTGTATCTTGGAATGCTAGTGGAGGTCGAGCTAGAGGAAAGATTACAAGAATAGAACGTGATGGACAGATTGATGTTCCTAGCAGTTCTTTTGTTATTAACGGAACAGCGGATGACCCTGCTGCTTTGATACAAGTGTATAGAGATGGCGAATCCACCGATATATATGCAGGGCATCGATTTTCGGCACTTACAAAAATTGCCGACATTAGAGCGATTGAGAATGGAGATAAGTTTGAGCGTAAAGAGGTTACGGACTTCAAAAATGTAAAAGCTAGAACATTCGAGTTTCCATTTAGTTCTGAATTTGCTGTAAAACGCTACTTTGGTAACGAAGTGTTAAGTCATGAGGAAGGAGCAGCAGATTTAGCACGATTAAATGATGGTGGTGCTGTTCTTTTTAATCACGATATGAACAAGCCAATAGGTGTTGTTGAAAGTGCTTATATAAATCCAGAAGATAAACGTGGATACGCAAAAATTCGTTTCTCTCGTAACAAGTTTGCATCAGAGATATTACAAGATGTGCAAGACGGAATATTAAGAGGTATTTCGTTTGGATATCAAATTAATAATATGGAAGAGATGGAAGATGGCATGAGAGCCACCAACTGGTCAGTACACGAACTATCAGTTGTAACTGTTCCAGCTGATCCAACTATTGGTTTTGGTAGAAGTTTGATAGAACCCTCTCAAGGTAATAGTATTAGTATGGAACAAGAATCTCCCATCGAGGAGATCAATTCTGCGGTTGAACCCGCATCAACAACAGTCCGTAACATGGAAGAATCAACTAAAGAAACTGCGGTTGATACGGCTCCAGCCGTTGAAATCGACATCAAAGCCGAAGTACAACGTGCTATTGATGAAAACAATGCTCGTACAGCATCAATCACTTCGTTATGTCGTGAGTTTGGAGAGTATGGAGCAGAACAGCTTGCTGATTCACTTATAAAGGGAAATAAAACTCCCGAAGAAGCAAAAGCAGCTATCCTCGATCTTGTTAAAAACAAGGCAGAGGTTCGTAATACACCCATTCGTTCTACTGACATGACAACTAATGAAGTTGGCTTAGACCAAAAAGAAATTAAGAGATTCTCTTTCTTAAGAGCATTAAACGCTCTAGCAAACCCAACAGATCGTCAAGCTCAAGAAGCCGCGGCTTTTGAGAGAGAGGTATCTGACGCAGCTTCTAAGAAGTATGAAAAACCTGCAAATGGAATCTTAGTTCCTAACGAAGTTTTAAAAAGAGACTTGAATGTAGGTACTGCAACAGCTGGTGGTAACTTAGTTCCAACAGAATTACTTGCAGGTTCATTCATCGACATTCTTAGAAAGAGAATGGCTGTGATGGCAACAAACCCAACAATGCTTACTGGATTGTCAGGTAACGTATCTATCCCCCGGATGACATCTAGTAGCACCGCTTATTTCGTTGGCGAATCGGGTTCTCCAACAGAATCACAACAGGCTTTCGACCAAGTGAACATGACACCAAAAACGGTCGGAGCATTTGTTGACTACTCTCGGAGATTACTTCTTCAATCTTCAATTGATGTTGAGTCAATGATTAGAGATGATATTGCAAAGGTTATTGCTACTAAGCTTGATAACGCAGCAATCTATGGTTCTGGTAGTTCTAACGAGCCTCTTGGAATTAAAGATACAACAGGTGTAGGAACACAAACAATTACTACATTCGGTACTTTTGCTGAGTACATCGGAATGGAGACAGACGTTGCAGCAGCTAATGCTGATGTAGCTAATATGTTCTACCTAATAAATGCTTCTGCTAGAGGTGCTTTAAAGTCAACAGAAAAGGCTTCAAACACAGCACAGTTCGTGTTTGAGAACAATGAAATTAATGGCTATCCAGCTATTGTTTCTAATCAGCTTGCAAACAACGATGTTCTCTTTGGAGACTTCTCACAGTTTGTGATCGGTATGTGGTCTGGTTTAGATCTAACTGTAGATCCATATGCAAATGCAACAGCAGGTAGTGTAAGAATCATTGCATTACAGGATGTTGACTTTGCTGTTAAGCAACCAGGTGCGTTCTGTTTCGGAACATAATATGAAGGTCAAATTGCTACGACCAACAATGATAGCTGGAGTCCCTACGGACTCTGGTTCTATTGTTGATATCAAAGAGCAAAGTGG